GATCATATAATCAAGCGTCGGGTTCTTGTCCCTTATGATGAATTTGTAAATATCGCAATCGCTGCGCTTTCCCGGCTTGTGATTCTCGCATAGTCGGCATTGGTTCTCATAGACATCTGTTAAGTCTGGCATTGAAATCTCCTATTGCCAAGTTATCAAAAAATTAGATATCAAAGTAAGATCCGTATAATTCTTTCGGCTTCTTGTTCCTAAGATTGGAGAATTTTGACGGCCTCATTCCAGGAGGCATATCGTCCCACGATGTTTCCTCGTCTTCTCCATCGAGGTCCCATGCTTTGTATTTTGACGGCATCTTCAGCGGCTCGCCGCTGTTATTCGATAGGTATCTTACCTGCTTCAGCATATCTCCCGCATATCTGCATGCATCCATAAGGTGCGAATACCTATCGTGCTTCGGCTCTGCTGACCAGTCATCTATGGAAGTAAGTTCCCTATACTCCCAATTCTCAAAGCATTCCATCAACCAGTCGCATTTATCGCTGTTTATGATGGTATTTGGGATATATGTTCTCAGGTTATTGATGCTATCGGCGACATATGTCCTATCAAGCTTATGCCACGTTATGTTCGGGAACATTCTCCTACATTCATCTAGCGGGCTCTGAGACGAGCCAGAACGGTCAGAGTCCCAAGGAAGGCATGCTTCCCTTATCAAATGGAAATACGGGCGCGATGCAAGTTCCTGGACGCATTCCACCACGGCTTTGCGGTTGTTCTCATACCAATCATAGATGAACAGCTTGCCGTTATAGTATTGGAATACCACGCATGATGTCCAGTCTGTCGTCTTATCCTTCGATGAGATGTCCCATGCCATATATACGGGCTTGCTGGTATCCAAGTTGCATGGACAGAATCTTCCCTCTTTGCGAAGAGCCTCGATAGTTGGGAACACGAGGCCTGCATTGACGGCCAGAAACTCGCACAGCATCTCCTGGCGAAATAGCTGATCGTTTCCATACAACCTGATGTATCTCTGTCTGATCGCCTCAAGATGCTCAGATGTGTACAAAGGCACGCCAGGAGCCTTTTCCGACATAGTTGCCGGAAGCCAGTCGACGTAGACCCGGCCATGAGGGCCGGGCCATTTCTCTGGCTCGTCTTCTTTAGTAAGCGCTCTCAGCCAATCTGCTGCCCCGTTATTTAGACCTCTGGGTGTAAAGTTCATATGAACCATAAGCGGCACGCCATTGGCTTTCTGAGAGTCCCAGATAGGCTGGATGAAATCAAACGCCCCACGCTTGTAGAGACTGAGCTCCGATATGTACCAGAAGTTATAGGACGAACCGATCAACGATTCGGATTCCTTGAAACCAATGAACTGAAGTAGGGCAGGAGACAAGTTCGTAGGATTATTCAGGAACTTCACCTGCTGTTGAGTCGCGTTCACGGAGATCTGGTCGTCTGGATAGTTCGCGAAATGCGTTCTTCCGTCCAGATATTTATCCCATACGTTTCTCTTGGTCCATTTATTGTCAAGGCCCACATATGCCGACTGTGTGCCAGGATTTCTCCATCCGTTATTCAACGCCAATTCGATATCATCAGAATCCTTGCCTGCCTGGCGATGCCAGATCTTCAGGTAGAAATCGAATTCGCCAGACAATTCTCTGCGCCATGCGGCCTGCTGATACGGCCTAGGTCGGTAATATATGGGAACTTGGACAGGCATTTAGGATCTCAGCTCCTCGAGCTTATTCTCCATGTCCTTGATGGCGTCATTGGATGCCTGCTCAAATTCAGGGAGCATGCGCATAACTTGCCATAGCTCATTGCAGGTATCCATGGTCAGAAGGCATACCACCAGGTTGCGATCGGCAAGTGCATCCTCGTGGATATTGGAATTGATGAACTGATCCAGGAAGGTATCGAGACTTGCTGTGTCTTCAATCTTCATGTACTCATCCTTCATAATATCAATGCATTTAACCATGAAAGCCATAACGGCGACGCGATCGGTGTGTGAGAGTTTCATGTCAAGCTTCTTTTCTGCCTCTACGACTCCGACATAGCCGGAGATCGTCTTGAATGCGTCGCGCACTGAATCAAAGCGGTTGATCATGCGCTTCTTGAGCTCATCCATCTTCTCATCGCGCTTGACGATGGACCGTTCCAACTCGCTCTCGACTTCCTTGATGGCTTCTTCCTTGATTTCCTTGTCGCTTTTTTCGTGCTTCATTATTTCTTACCGTTCTTTCTCTTCTCGATAATGGCGTCCTGCTGTGCTTCAAGAGCTGCTGCCAGTGAATCAATCTTCCTCGGCTGCTGGGATCCGCTCTTGCTCGTAGATGCGTTCGGCATATCTATCGCAGGTCCGGTTGCCGGCTTGCGATTTGACTTTGTGTAGTTCTGAATGTATTTCACCTGACGATTTACTTGGGCGAGAACCTTATTGAGATCGCAGGAGTAGCCAATAACATCTCCTGATTCGTCCTTGATCTCGTAGTCCTCGATAATGTTATCGAACATACCCTTGCGAACAGGATCAAGCTTGTCGTAAGTTGGGGCGAACTGGATAGTCTGGATCATTGGCTCCATGTTCTTCAGCAGCTCAGCCTCTTCCTGGGCGCATGCCTGATTGAATGACTTCTTCAGATCCTCGTTGTAATCATCGACCCATTCCTGAGCTTGCTTTCTTGGATTGTCTCCAGTGAAAGCTCGCCCGGTATCAGGGTTGTAGTATGTGGCGACGCCATCCCTGTCGACTTTCTTGATATCGGAATCGTTTATAGTAGCTCCAAGCTTTCCATTGACATTGCGGATCTTTCCGCTGCCCATGAACTTGTTGTAAACGTTTTCCATCGCCGACCTGCGTGCGCTGGTCCTGATCTCGTTTACTGATTGGTCGATCTCTTCTTGAGTTCCAGAGATAGACTCGATAAGCTGCTCTCCATCTTGGCCTGCATCCAGTCCAGGAGCAGGTACAGATCCTGCATCCCCGTCGTCACCGGCTCCATGGTTTCCTGCTTCATCGGAATTCTCTGCATTCCCGTCAGCAGGGGCGGCGTCTTCCCCGTCTCCGTCGTTATGCTCAGGTTCTTTCTGATTCTTTTTTTCAACCGCTTCAAATGCAGCAGCCCAAGCGTCAGCCTCAATTTCATTATCATCAACGATAGGCTGCTCGGCGCCTTCGAGTTCTTCATCATGCATTTTCGACCTCCTCGTTTTGTTCATCTTCGAGCTCGTTGCTCAGTTGTCCGAGCTCTATTATCGATTGTCGTATCCACTGCTGTCTAAGCTTATGGAATACGACTGCTTTCCTTGAATTGATGGTTACATTGTCTGCTGTGCCGAAAACATTCTGCAAAGAAACCATTGCTCCGTCGATGTTCTTGGCCTCTGACAAAGTCTTTCTCATTCTAGCAAGGAACCTATTCATCTCATGGATGATCCATTTGAATTCCTCAAGCGTCATCGAATCGCTGAGGTCATCCTTGAATCCAAGGGATTGATATGTCCCGCACAATGTCTCCCAACTTGCTATGAGATCAAGTTTCCTTGTTTCGTACTCGATCCATTTGTCGAGATACTTACGAGAGTCCGGCTCTTGCATTTAGCAGCTCCTTGCGACGATGCTCCTTAAGCAATGCCTCGGTCATCGGGATTGACGCGGCAAGCGTGATACCATCGATATAATCCATCATCGGCTTGTTAGAAAACTTTGGCAGAAGTTCGGGATAGATCTGTTGGATCAAGGTCTTCAGTCCGAATACCTTGATGACGGTGTCGCCTACCTGGATGAACTTTGTCGGGAAGTTCCAGATATATCCCTTCTTGCCATCATTACCCCTGACTACAGGGCATAGATCCTTGCCGATTGTGATAGAGATCTCTGTTCCGATCTTGGGGAATGTGGTCTTCGCAATAACCTTATGGGTGGGATCCTTTCGGATAATCTCATAATCTCCTACCATGCGTTGAACGCTCTCAGCCTGATCGTACAGAGCCTCGCCTGCATTGAAGTCCCTTACCACCAGTTCATCGCCAAGCACTTCATCATATGCAAGGTTTCTTTTTGCATCAGGTATCATCCTGATGCAAAAAGAAACCTTGCATATGATGAAGTGCTTGGC